CTTCAAAAATTCCCCGGAGGATTATATTTAGACAACTTCTAGGGTCCCTTTCAGCGCTCCAGCTCCGCAGCGGGTCTTTTTTAGCCTTCGGGCTTCCTTTCTACCGTCCATAGTGCCTCCTAAAAAGCTATAGATTTCTGCTGGAACGCTGAAAGAGGCTTTAGAAAAGAAAGGAAAGACACATGAAATCCAAAGAAAGTTCGCCGGTTTCTGCAAAAAGAAGACGCCGAAGAGCCATGTCGCCCGAAGAACGTGAGGCTCAACTTATATCCTTAACGATGGATGTGGTTGAAGACCGAATTCGTAACGGAAAAGCGTCATCTCAGGAGCTAGTCCATTTTTTAAGAGCCGGTTCTAACAAAGAACGCTTCGAAACGCAGAAACTCGAGCTCGAATTACAGCTAGTTCAGGCCAAAACCGAGAACCTTAGACTGCAGCAGAAGAATGACGAGATATATGCTGAGGCTCTTAAGGCGTTTAAGCGTTATTCAGGAACTGACGATGTAGAGGACGATGACGATGAAGACTTATTCTGAGCTCATTCGCCTCTCAACTTTTGACGAGAGACTTAATTACCTTATTCTCCACGGCAAAGTTGGTTATGAGACATTCGGTTACGACCGATATTTAAACCAATACCTCTATCAAAAGAGTTCCGAATGGAAGAAGGTTAGGGACTATGTTATTCTGCGCGACAATGCTTGTGATTTAGCTCATCCAGACCATGAGATCCATCCAGCAGGACGCAGAAACATTATTCTGGTTCATCACATGAATCCCATTTCCAAAGAAGATATTCTAAGTCACTCTGACAAAGTATTGGAACCAGAATTTTTAATAACCACAACCAGAGATACACACAACATTATTCACTACGGATTCGATACAGGCAAACGGCCCGTTCTAACCGAGCGATCACCCAATGATACAAGCCCATGGCGGAGGTTACAGCATGGCTAAATTCGATAGCGTCTTAGATAGCGTAAAGCATTATTGTCTTGTCCCAACAGAGACCAAATTCTATGATGCACAGCTGTGCGACCTCATTAATTCTCAGCTCAATACCGTGAAGCAGCTTCTTAAAGGCTTTGCCGGTTACGTAATAGCTGACGAATCCGAAACATGGGCTGACATCGGTATTGAGGACGAGACACTGCTATCTGCCGTAACGGATTACGTTAAGATCTCCGTTAATTTAAAATTTGACCCTCCTCAGAATTCTTTTCTTGTGAATCTTAGGAAGGATCAGCTGGCAGAACTCGAATGGCGAATCTGCAATGATTATTCATGTGGAGAGGAGTAATCAATGGCTTACAACAGATGGCTAGCCCACCATGGGGTTAAAGATCAAAAGTGGGGAGTCAAGAACGGTCCCCCATATCCTTTAGATCGTTCCGTATCTGATGGTCATAAACTTATTAAATCTGATGGATCTCCTCAGGGTAAAAAGAAGTACAAAACCTCTGAGAAGACAGCTCATAAGAGAGTTGAGAGAAAAGCGAGGACCGTTAAAGAAGAAAGCCCCGAAAAGACAGCAAAGCTACAGTCCGCTAAAAACGAGGATAAGTGGGAACTCGATTTCCTTGAATTCGTGCAGAACGAAGATTGGGCTGATGACGAGTCACCTAAGTTCGACAAGAAACGAATGCTCAAAGAATATTCTGAGTATCTTGATGATAGAGAAGCATATGCTCAGAAAGGTATGGCCGATTACGCTCGTACGCTCTTTAATACACGCTTTGCAAAAGGCAATCCTGAAAAATATCTGTCTAATGTTTATAAAGACAGAGATAATCCAATTAACAAAATGCAGCAGGCTGAGCTAAGAGGCTTTTTGAAGAACGTTCCTATGTCTAAACACTTTAAAGAGTTACAAGCTGAGTTTGATCGATTAGACAAAGAGTCTAGTGAATTAGATCTCGCATATTTGGAAGGCAGAGGAGATCTTAAGTCTTATAAGAAGTCCTTAGCTAATTTAAGTAAAACATATGACCGGCAAAAAGACGAAGTTTGTCGAATGCTTGGAGCCGATCCGTCAAAGCTAGAGTCTATAGATAAAAGTCAGTTAACTGAAGACTTTAAAGAAGCACATTCGATAGGCGAATACGCGAACAAAACGCACGATTCCAAACCCCAAAAGAAATCCATTTCTAATCGAATCAATTCTCTTATGGATCGAGTCTTCGGCAATTCTATAAAAGCACAGGAAAAAGGTCAGAAAAAGATCGACGTTAATTTCGAGCCTGTCACTTCCGAGAAAGCCAAAACCAAACGCGGCGAAACTTACGAAATCAATGACTGGAATGGCGATGCCCAGGACACTATTAAGGCGTTTAAGAGTAATCCTGAGCCTCACATTAGTGTTGCCAGAAAAGCAGCTGTACAGGAAGCTCGCCGGATTATTGGTTGGTATGCCAAGGACAACCCCGAAGCCCAGCGTTTTCTTAGCATGAGCGATCAGCAATTGAGTAAGCGCATCGGTCTTGATTTTGTAAGCGCATATAGCCATGGAACTGTGGAGTTTAGTTTCGGAGATGCTGGAACTGGAGATTTTCTGGGCCATGAGGTTGACGTTGAATACGACCTGAATCGCCGTAAAGTCATGAACGTCAGCGTCAACGGATAGGAGTATTAATATGTCATACAATAGATGGACGGAATCTGATTATTTAGCCCATCATGGTGTTAAAGGTCAGGTTTGGGGTCACAAGAACGGCCCGCCATATCCTTTATCCAGACAGGATAAATTCCGTACAGTTGGCCCAGACGGACGGCCAATCACTTCTAAAGTCGCTTATAAGAAAGCTCAGAAGAATGTTCGGGCGGCCAATCGAGTTGAGCGTAAAGCCAATCCCAACGGAACTCCTCAGGATAAGAAAGAGCGCAACAGTTTTGGCGCACAGATTAAGCGTGCATATAGACAGCATAAACGCGAAGAAAAAAAGCAGACAGACAAAGCTGTTGCTGAGTGGAATGATGCTGTTAAAAGACTTAGAGAATCTGGAATGCCTAAAGATCAAGCAGACAAGCTGTTTGAAAGCATCAATCGTACTAATGGCGGATTAAGCGCCGGCGAACGTGCTCGCAGATTAGAGCGAGCGGCTTCAAAGCTGAATGAAGCGCTTAACACTTATAAAGACCGCCAAGAGTCTGAGATTAAAGCGCAAAAAGCCGCTCGTGATGCAGCCAAAGAACACGGTACTGCCGAAGAGGTCATGAAGTATCGTGACACCTTCAGCAAAGACGAATGGAATGAGATTGCTGGACGTCTTGAAGCGGAGGCCAGAGTTAAGAAGCTTCTTGATCGCCCTCTTGACTCTGCAAACAACAATCAAAATCAGGGTAAAAACCAAAACAACAGCCAGCAGCCCTCTTCCAAGAACGAATCTAGCAGTGGCCTTCACGGTAAGCTTAAGAAGATTGCGGAGAAAGGCGATGCAAGAGAAGTTTACCAGAATCGAGCCAAGTTCACTCCTGAGCAGCTTCAGACTATTTCCAGACGACTTCAGGCCGAAGAGACCATTGCCAGATTTGCAGATAATCAGCTCCTGTTTAAGTCTGATGCCCTCCGCAATCTTGAGAACATTGCTCGTTATGCACAGACGGCAGGTAACATTGCAACTGGCGTAAGTAACGTTGTCAAGGCTTTCAATGGAGGCGGTAACAGTCAGAACAATGGTAAAAAAAAAGCAAACAGTAACGACGACATAAACGAAAATCTCTCTAAATTAGCAGATAAGGCACAGTCTAAAGCACGACAGTATACCGGCGGTAATATTGTAGCAAATGCACATCTGGTAGAGCGACTGAATGCGCAGAAGTCCAATAAAAAAGAAAAACAGAAGAAGTAAATGTTAAGCAATACAGCAACACCTAAGTATTATGGGCAGTTTCGAGATAAGGTTCTCAGAGGAGAGATTCCTGTGAATCGAGAAATCGAGATGCAGATGAACCTCATAGATGATCTAATCGCAAACCCCGACTACTACTACGATGACAAAGCCGTTGAGGGCTGGATTGCCTTTTGCGAAGAGGAATTGACTCTAACCGATGGCGGGGATTTGCATCTTCTCGATTCTTTCAAGTTGTGGGGCGAAGACGTCTGGGGCTGGTATTACTTCGTCGATAAGAAGGTTTGGAAGCCTGGAATTCACGGCACAAAAGGACGATACGTTTACAAACGAGTTAAGAAAAGGTTACGCAACAAACAGTATCTTATCGTCGGTCGAGGCGCATCTAAGTCTCTTTATGCTTCGTGTCATCAAGGCTTTGAACTTACTGTCGACGGCGCCACCACTTATCAATTAACAACGGCTCCTACAATGAAACAAGCAGACGAAATCTTGTCACCTCTTCGTACTGCTATTGTTCGTTCTAAGGGGCCTTACTTTAAATTCCTTACAGATGGTTCTCTGCAGAACACAACTGGCTCAAAAGCAAATCGAGTCAGGCTGTGCTCGACTAAAAAGGGAATCGAAAATTTCATGACTGGTTCCTTGCTTGAGATACGTCCTATGAGTATCACCAAGCTCCAGGGTATGAGGCCCAAGATGGCTACTGTTGACGAGTGGCTATCTGGCGATATTCGTGAAGATCCAATCGGCGCTATTGAGCAGGGCGCAGCCAAAGTAGACGACTGGCTTATTATCGCTACATCTTCAGAAGGTACAATCCGTAATGGCTGTGGAGACACAATCAAAATGGAGCTGATGAAGATACTTAAAGGCGAGTATGTCAATCCGCATGTATCCATCTGGTGGTACAAACTAGATGATGTAACAGAAGTCGCCAATCCCGACATGTGGGTTAAAGCTAATCCGAACCTTGGTATAACGGTATCCTATGAGACTTATCAGACGGAAGTCGAAAGGGCTGAAAATGCCCCTGCCGCTAGGAACGACATTCTTGCTAAGAGATTCGGTCTGCCGATGGAAGGCTTCACGTATTTCTTTAGTTATGAGGAAACCAAGCGACACAAGCGCAAGCAGGACTTTTGGCAAATGCCTTGTGCTATGGGAGCAGATCTTTCGCAAGGTGATGACTTCTGTGCTTTTACTTTCATGTTTCCTATGAACGGAGGACGGTTCGGCGTTAAGACTCGGAGCTATATTTCGGACTTAACCTATCACAATCTCCCGGCCGCTATGAAGCAGAAGTACGACGAATTCATCAGCGAAGGCAGTCTGGTTGTCATGGAGGGAGTAATCTTAGACCTTAATGATGTATACGATGACTTGGATGCGTTTATCGAAGAACATCAGTATGAAGTAAGATGCTTTGGTTACGACCCTTACAATGCTAAAGAATTTGTTAACCGATGGGAACTGGAAAACGGCCCATTCGGTATTGTTAAAGTTATACAGGGTTCTAGAACAGAGTCCGTTCCTTTGGGAGAGTTAAAAGATCTCGCTGGGGAACGGCTTCTTTTGTTTGACGAAGCTCTCATGGAATTTGCCATGGGTAACTGTGTAACTATCGAAGATACTAATGGAAATCGAAAGCTCCTTAAGATGCATCGAGAACAGAAAATTGATAACGTTTCTGCGATGA